TTGCGAACGACTCTACAAGACTGCTACCGCTTCTGAGAAACAACGGCGCAGCCATGGCCGAACAGGCTAAGCAGGCTGAGGCGCTTGGCATTGCACTGTCTGACGTTGACGCGCAAAACATCACAGATGCAGCCGAGCAGATCAACGCTGTTGGATCAGTATTAAGCGCACTGTCCAACCAGCTTGCGGCGGAAGTATCGCCATTGGTAAGCGCACTGAGCCGCCAGTTTTTGGATCTCACAGAGGAAGCCGGGGGAGTTGACGAAGCTGTATCAGACCTTTCAGAAAGCATTGATGTAGCAACAAATGTTGCAGCAGCCCTAGCAATAGTGGTTGCTGGCAGAATGACCGCCGCATTAACCGTCAGTGGCGCTGCTCTGGCATTTAATGCGGTTCAAGCTGTTAGGGTCCAACTAGCTTTGGGACGGATGGCGGGCGCATCCTCTGCCGCTGCTGCTGGTATGCTGGCGATGGGAGTTGCCGCAAGAGGTGCCAGCGCTGCCATGTCATTCCTTGGCGGCCCTGTTGGTATCGTATTAACTGCTGCCGCATCCCTGTATTACTTTAGGGATGCTCTTTTTGCTACCAATGACGAAGTTAGCGAGCTACATCCAGAGCTTGATAATCTGACCGATTCTATGAATGAATTGAGCCGCGCACAGCTAAATAGCAATCGCGCATCTATTGTTTCAGATCTCGCAGAAGCAAGATCCAAAGCTGAAGAGCTATCCGCTGCACTTGCCAAGGCGGAAGGTGGTGTTGGGCGCGCTTATGTGAGAATCGCCCAAGATTTGAGAGAAGAACTTGGAAATCAAAATGCTGATGTAAAGGCTTTAGAGTCCGTTCTTGCTGATCTTGACGAACAGTTAAAGCTAGTAATTGACCGGGAAGATAGGGCAGCCGCCGCAGCCGCAGCCGCCGCTGATGCGGCCGCTGACGCCGCTGCTAAAACCACAGCCGCTATGCAGCTAGAATTGGAGTTTTTAAGAACACAGAATGCCCTTGTGGAAGCGGGCATGGCCGCATCAAAAGCAGAATTAATCATTAGAGAACAGAAACTTAGATTGCAACTTCAAGGCAAGGGGCTGACGCAAGCCGAGTCCGTTGAATACGTGGCGCTTGAAAAAGCTATCCGGGGTGCCATGGATGCCGAACAAGAGCAGGCATCAATAAACAAAGAGGCGTCGGACATTGCAGCCAGCATGATGTCAGAGGAAGCTTCAATCCAAGCATCATATGAGCGCAGACGCGACATCGTGCTAGAGAACACAAGGATAACCGGCCAAGCTCAGAAGAATTTGCTGGTTCAGCTTGAAACTGAAAAGAACGAAAAAATAAATAATTTGAATGCTGGCTTCTGGGAGCAGTACCTAGACACAGCGAAAGAGAACTTAATGGGCTTCGATGATATTGCCAAGGCTTCAATAGACACATTCACTAGAGGCATGGGCGATGCATTAGAATCTGTTATTTTTGACTCTGAAAATTTGAATGATACTCTTGAAGGTGTGGCTGAAACCATCCTTCGCAATGTTGTGAACTCGATCGGACAGATGGCGGCTCAGTGGCTAGCACTGCAAGCGGTGCAGGCGGTAATCGGCACAGCGACAACCGCAGCAACCGTTACCCAAGCGGGAATAGCAGGGGCGGCATGGGCACCCGCAGCGGCAATGGCATCACTTGCTACGCTAGGAGCTAACGCGGTGCCTGCCGGGGCAGCATTGACCAGCACCACGGCGTTGGCAACTACGATGACCGCTGTAGCAGGCGCGCGCGAAATGGGCGGCCAGGTTCAGCCAAACAGTCAATATCTGGTGGGTGAGCGCGGCCCGGAAATTATCAGTATGGGAAATCAACCCGGTCACGTCACGCCTAACCATCAGTTAGGTGGCGGCCAGTCCGTTAGCGTCACCAACGTGTTCCAGATTAGTACCGGCGTCGAGCAGACCGTACAGGCTGAAATCGAGCGGTATGCACCATTGATTGAGGAACGCTCACGCCAGGGCATATTGAAAGCTATCAACAGCGGCGGCGCTATGTCACGGGCAACAGGCAGGAGGGCATAACATGGCGATTATAAGCTTCCCGACTTCAGCGGTTCCAGATCGTGCCAGCATCACGCTTGAAGCAAACACGAGTGTTAATAGCTCGGACTTAAACCGGGCAGTGCAGACATCGGAAATGGACGGCGCAAGGTGGCGCATGGTGCTAACCTTTGGCCAACGTCAGGGACGGCCTGCAAACGCTCTAAGGGGCTTTCTAGCGGCTTTGAATGGCAGAGCCAACAGGTTCTATTACACGCCGCCTGATCTTGAAAATGAAGGCACTGCTGGGAATACTGGTGAAGTGGATGGCGCGGGCCAAACCGGGGTCACACTCTACACAAATTTGTGGCCAGCAGATCAGGAATTATTGTTTGCCGCTGGTGACTATTTTGAGGTTAACGGTGAGTTGAAAATCATCACTGAAGACATTGCTAGCGATGCGAGCGGAAATGCTGAGTTGAAATTTGCACCCAAATTACGCACCAGCCCGGCCAACGCAGAGCCCATTGAGGTTGATGACCCACGGGCTCTTATGATGCTAGAGAACGACAGTCAAGCATCATGGCAAGCAACCGCACCAGTTGTCTATGGGCTTTCACTGTCAGCCGTTGAGGACGTTACAGCATGAGCAGGACTATCGCAGCAGCAACCCTAGCGGCATTGTCGTCACAACACATCAGGTGGTTGATATTTGCTAAAGTCGAGTTTGATTTTGCTACGTTGGCTTTTAATTCGTCACTTGAAAGCAAGGTGTTCGACGGTGACACATATCTAGGTGCCGGTAGCCTAGGCAATGTGTCGCAGGCTGTTGAGTCATCCGGGCTCGACCCGGCAGAGTATAAAATAACATTCAGTGGTGTTAACGACACTGTATTGTCTGCCGCAGCGACTGAAGATTACTTGAACAAGCGAGCAATCGTACACGTTGCTGTACTTGACGAATTTGACGCTATCATAGGTGAACCCTTCATCTGGTTTGAAGGGCTTACCGATTCGGTCGATGTCAAATATGGCAAGCAATCGACTATCGTGGTAAACATTCGCGACCGACTAACCGATTGGAGTCGTCGTCGAATTAGTCGATACACTGACGGCGAGCAGCAATCTCTGCATACGGGTGACAAAGGGTTAGAATTTGTAACCGAGGTGGCCAGCCGCGATATTGTTTGGCCTGCACGCGAATGGTTTAGGAATAATAGCTAATGGGAATTGGGCAGTTTTTTAATTGGGTTGGCGAGCAAGTTACAAGCGCTGTAACGGGTGTTGTTGAGGGTTTCCAACAAATATTCAGTGGCAACATAATCGAAGGCTTTCTAAATGTAATTACCTTTGGAGCTTATGGAAATTTAAAAGATTGGATTGACAATCTTCAACCAGAGACACCGGAAGCAACATACAAAGACCGCAAGCGTACAACCAGCGCCGCAACGACGCCACGCCAGGTTATATATGGCCGGGTTCGCACCGGCGGGCAGCTTGTTTATATTGGGTCAACCGGCGATGACAGCCGATACCTGCACATGATCATTGCTTTTGCGCCCCATGAGGTTGAAAGCATAGATCAAATTTATTTTAACGATGAACTCGTTACCCAGGGAACCAACCCCCTCTCTAAATACTCTGATAATTTAGATGTCATTATTAAAAACGGCGATCAGACATCTGCTGATAGCACCATTGTTTCTCGTATTTCAGAATGGACTAGCAACCACAAATTGCTGGGGATTGCTTACGTTTATGTCAGATTGGAATACGATGATGAAATCTTTAGTAGCGGTGTACCCAATGTGACAGCGTTAATACGGGGCAAGAATGATATTTATGACCCCAGGACTGGCACCAGTGGTTACACAAACAACCATGCCTTGTGTCTGGCCAATTACCTGCAATCAGATTTGGGAGTCCGGGCCACTGATGATGAAATAGATTGGGATTCATTCGACGCCGCCGCTGATGTATCTGATGAGCTATTCGCAGGCAAACGTCGCCGAGAAGTATCAGATTTTAATGACTCTATTTTTCCTTGGAATTGGACTTGGGAAATTGTAGAAACTGAAGCGCGTTATTCGGTTGACGGCATGGTCAGCACCGCCGCTTCAATCGTTGACAACCTTAACAGCTTGGCCCATGCCGGTGCTGCAACCCTTGTCTACACGCAGGGTGTGTGGTCAATTACAGCAGGGAGTTACACCGCGCCTGATGCCAGTCACTATTTTGATGAATCTGATTTAGTGGGGGGCATTCAGTTTAGCCCAGGTCCGGGTAAATCGAATCTCATTAACACGGCCAAAGGCACTTACATTGATCCGAGCCAAGATTATGAGCCGGTGTCATTCCCTGAAATAAGCCCGAGCGCCTATGTCACACAAGATGGCGAAGAACTGGCGGTAGATATCCCCATGCCGTTTGCACAATCACCCACCATGGCCCGCCGCTTGGGTAAAATTGCGATTGAGCGTGAGAGGTTTGGCGTTAGCGCTGAGGTGACATTAAAGTACACCGCCGCAGGTGTTCGTGTAGGCGACCGGATTGGGTTATCAATAACCCGGCTTGGTTGGACCAATAAAATATTCATGGTTGAAAATCTAAACTTTTCGCTGGGCGGCGGTATTGGACTGTCATTGCGTGAAGATGCCCAAGATGTTTGGGATTGGGATGCCGGGGAAGCGCTCGAAGTAGTGCCGCCGCCGGCCACTAACATTCCAGAGCGTGAAGCTATCGCCGCGCCAACAGGCTTGGTTATTGATCAAACTGTCAATGAGCCGTTGCGGGCATACGGCAATGAAACCACGATAAGATTTAGCGCAACAGCACCCGCTGACTCCCGTTTTGCATACATCAAATTTCAATACCGTTTGGAAGGTGACCTGCAATGGATTGACATTCGATATGACGTTGCTGATAGCGCGTCGATCACAGTTTTTGCAGACGGCAGAGATTACGAACTAAGCGCCCAGTCAGTTAGCATCCAAGGGGTGGTCAGCAATGCCAGGCTAACCGATAAATTTACTGTCGCTCTGATTAAACGCACACAACAGGATAATCTACCGGCTGCTGTTACTGTTCCACCAGTGCGCGGCCTGCGTATATCCAACAACATTGATAACGATGATGGCTGGAACCAGTGGAAAGGGCCGGATGTCATTTTCAAATGGAATGAAACATCGCAGACGGCAGCGGGTAATATTATTGATGTTAATGGTGTTACCGACCTTCACCTGAAAGGATACAAGGTTCAAATTGTTAACAATTTAAGCGGCGAGGTATTGCGGGAAGCGTTACTACAAACCCCTGAATTTACATACACGCTGACAATGAACCGCAGGGACACCAACAATAATCCGATCAGGTCTGGGATAAAATGCGTTGTGACGGCTGCGACCACCACAGGCTATCAGTCAGCGGCAAAATCAATTGTAGTCAGCAACCCACCGCCACCTGCACTAGAAGCATTAAGTGTTATACCTGGCTTCAACGTCATCGAGATCAGCTATCTAAGACCCTCTGACCTGGACTTTGCCGGTGTCGACATCTGGGTAAGCCAGACTCAGGGCTTTGATCCTGACGCCACTGACCCCACGGCCACGGTATCTGATAACAGCTACGTGGCATCCGGCTTAACTCAAGGCGAAACATACTACGTTCGCTTGCGCCCCTTCGACCTGTTCGGTAAGACTGGCACCAACACAAGCGCAGAGTTTGCCGTAACCACAAAGACCGGCACGGACATCACTGGGCTCAGTGGTTGGGCTTATGAGATTGATCCTGTCGATCGGACGTTTATTGAGGATAACTTAGAAGATGACGCTGTGCCGTCTGAGAAGATCGTAAACCTCACGGTTGCAAAGCTGACCACCGGCACCCTGAACGCCACAGAGACGATCACAAGCGAAGGCGTGATACGTGCGGTTGATGACGTTGCCAGCCCGGTTGTTCAGGCAGGCATTGGCCCCGCAACATTCGGGACAGCCACCACTTATTTGATGTGGGCATACAACGGAACAGATAGGACGTTCAGCGTTGATGAGCTGGGCAATGCTACTTTTTCGGGGGAATTGAGTGCTGCGACAGGAACGTTTGGCGATGTCGCATCTGGCCAATATATAGAGTTCAGCGGTAGTGTTTTAGAGTTCGGGGATAACGCAACGATTGGCGATAACACAGACAGAACAGTAACCGTGGGTTCTGGCGGTGATTATTCCACAATAAACGACGCACTAGAGGCATTAAGCCGGGTTGTGCCAGCGTACAAGTCTGGCGGATTTACTGCCACTGTTGAGTTACTTTCTGGATATGTTTTTGAGGAACCAATAGACATTGCTGGCATTGACCTAAGTTGGATAACTATAACATCAGCCAGTGATGAAATTGTTAGTATAGATGGGACACTTGTAGGGGTTGACTCAGTGCCATTCTTCAAGGTTTCTCAAGGCGGATCATCCCCATTATTAAATATAAGAATAGACACAATTAACGATCCTGGTGGATTTCTTGAACCAATGTTTACTGCACAGGTTGGAGGAAAAATAAGATTTAAATATAGATCAGCTGGAACCTTATCATTAGAATATTTATCAAACGGTATTGCCCTTGATGCTTTTGATAATGCCGAAATAAGTTTTAGAAACGGAAAAATATCAACGTGCAGCAATGCATTTACAGCATTCAATAACTCAAGAATAGATGCTTCATCTACTGATGCATCAGACTGTAGTATTGTTGCAAGTGCTTCTGATAACTCAGCAATTACATGCTCCGATAGCACTTTTACTAATGTTTCAAGCACCTGTTTACTTGCGATTAGCAACTCATCAATATCAGCAGACAACACTGATCTGGCTGGGACTAAGCCATCAACAGGAATAACGTCGGGACAATCCAGCAGAATTTCTGCAAGTTTTAGTGATTATTCTGGGTGCAGCTCTTTTGGAATTGTATGTTTAGATGCCGCAACCATAAATGCCAGATCTACAAACGCCAGAAAAGGCGGGAGTAACAGCACCAGTGATATTACAGTTAGTCGCGGCGGAATAATATCAGCAGATTCTGCAACTGGCGGAACAAGTGTTACAACAAACACAATAACCGCAGACGGAATAATTTTTAAATAAAAGGTAACCAAAATGAGCCAATACTCGACCGGGCTAGTCAGCACCACCAACGGCAGCAGCGTAATCACAGGCACTAGCACCGCTTGGCTTACGTCAGGCATTGACGCTAGCGACTTCTTTATCGCAGCGGGTGATACTGTCGCTTACACTATAGCCAGCATTGACAGCGACACACAGATCACACTGACGGCTAACTACGCTGGGTCTACGCAATCAGGGATCACTTACACAGCTCACATTGAGCGCTTTGGTGCCTTGCCCATATTCAGTGACAACGACGCTGACACACCGGAATTGATGAATGAGGTTGTCAAGTTTACAGTTAATCAAGATTCTGCATTAGGAACAGCATCTACAAAGGACACAGGCACAGCCGCTGGTGAGGTTCCGCTAAACTCGGACCTAGGCTCAGCTTCCTTAGTTGATGCGATCGGCTCAGGCGACCTGTACGGTAGAGATTCAATAATCGGCACAGTATCTGAAACAGCAGGTGTGCCGACTGGTGCGATTATTGAAAGTGGGAGTAATGCGAACGGGGAATACACTAAGTTTGCTGACGGTACTTTAATTTGTAGACTTCCATCACAGCCGACTACGTTCGCAAATTCGTCAAACTTAAAGGTAGATTGGAGTTATCCGGTGCCTTTCCTGACCCCTCCAGAAGTATTGCCAAGTGTTGACCTAGAGGAATTTAGTTCAACTTTCCGGAAT